ATCGATGTCGGTGTTCGTTTGTTCGATCTGCTGAACGGGTGCGCCATAACCTGAATCCATGAGTGCCTTGTATGCGTTTACATCTCCCTCACCTGCCTTTTTGATGAGCGCCAATGTCATCAGGTCCTCTTGTGACATCGTTTCGTTTTCACCGGTTAATGGGTTTTTAAGGTTTTGATTGACCTGGAGCCAATGCCGTGCAATGGTGCTTCTGTTCTTTGCTCCTTTTGGTCTGCCGTTAGGGTTTCCTGATTCGCCTTTTTCAAATGGTTTCAATGTACCTCCGTTTCTGCCTTCCATAACTCTGTTTTTACATTGTAATTCCGTTCTTTTTGATGACTAAACTCGGATCAAGTTTTTTCATTCTGTCAATTATCACTTGACAATACTTCGGATCGAGTTCCATTCCGTAGCATTTGCGTTTGAGTTGGTGTGATGCTACCATTGTTGAGCCTGAGCCTAAAAATAAATCAAAAACTAAATCATTTGATTGGCTTGAATTATTTAAAACGGTTTCAAGCAATTCAATCGGCTTCATCGTCGGGTGTTCGCCATTACGAGGTGGTTTATTGCATTCTATAATTGTTGATTTATCGTGACCTCCATACCATTTATGTGCAGCTCCATCTTTCCATCCATATAAAATAGGCTCGTGCTTATAGTTGTAATCTTTTCTACCCATTACAATAGTATTTTTTAACCAAATAAGAATCGACTGCAATTTAAATCCACTGTTTAAAAACGAATTTAAAAAAGCTCCATCTTCAATAGGGCAAAATACGTAAATAGGTGCACCTGCTTTTAATTCAATTAAAGAACAACTAAAAAATGAATCTAAAAAGTTTGTAAAATCAGAATTAGACATTTTATCATTTTGTATAGTCATTGCTTCTTTTGTCTTTCCTTCGTAAGCAACATTATATGGAGGGTCTGTTACCATTATATCAGCCTTCTCCCCGTTCATTAACTTAGCAACGGTATCACTGCAAGTACTATCCCCACAAAGTAATCTATGTTCCCCAATTTGGAATAAATCACCGATAACAATATCTGTTTCGATTCCACCTTCTGGAATATCAAAGTCATCTTCTTCAGCTTCGAGTTCTGTTACGCTTAAATCAACTGGTAAGTCTAAACCCCATTCATCAAGTTTTTCAACATCCCATTCATTGGCTAAACTATCCCAGTCCCATTCTCCAAAGCCCACGTTATCTTTTATCAGGAATTCCGCTTTCTGTTCTTCGGTCCATTCATCAGCCAATATGATCGGTATTTCCTTCAATCCGATTTCCTTACATGCTTTCAAACGCATATTACCTCCCAATACAACGTATTTCCCATCTGTATCGGTAAAGACTATCAACGGTCTTTTGTTTAACATATCAGGGAATTCCTGAATTGATTTTACGAGTTTCCGGAATTTGTCATCTTTGATAATTCTCGGGTTCTTTGGGTTGGGTTTAACTTCTGTGATTTTGACTGTTTTCATTTTTAAAATATCCAGGTGAGTAAATAATACGTTCCGGTGATTGTTCCGACTGACAACATCCGCAGAAAGGATCCGGTCATTGCCTCATTTGATTCGAACCAATGGGTGATTTTCTTTTGTTCCAGATGCGGAAGAATAATCAGTAAAGCCCTATCAGCAAAGTATATCAATGCGAATAATGGCATGAGTGAAAGTCCTAAAGCTATTTTGATTTTCTTTTTCATTGTTTCCCGTTTTTATCGTTTGGTTTGGAGGGGATGCAGGAGAACCTACATAATCGTCAAATCACAAAACCAACTTCACACCCCCTCCATTGTTATTTAACCAAACCTAACATCAAACATACAAATGTAAGTTAATTTTCAAATGAATTGCGACTGAATGCGATGTAAATGTATTGCCCTATGTGATGCGACCAAAGGATTCCGATTTGATTTTTCCGCAAAACCTGGAGGATTTCGCTTTCGTTCACCTTGTTTTCAATGCATATTGTCGGTATTGTAGCCGTGTAGTAATCACATGCGAATCCGATCATTACAAAGTCATCAACTTCCAACGTAACAATGGTTGCCAACCACGATTGGGAAGGCACACCATTGATATATTTGTCGCATTGTTGCATTTCAGGCTTCAATTTACGCGTTTTTATGTAAATATTTCCCGATTTTCTCGATTGTCGATGAGTGCAACCCCTTTTTGTTGTCGGGAGTATTCATGTACATCCAAAGTTGTGACTGATGCACCCCACTTTCACGGCTAAAGGATGCGATTGTCATCCCATTTTTGGTGATATGGTCCGTTATCATCTTTCGAACTATGGAATTTATGTTGCTTAATTCTTTTGATGTCATGGTTTCCGTTTAAAATAGGTCATTATCGTTCCCATACATGTGCTGATCAAAGTGATCCTGCGCTATTTCACCACGCAATCCGGATACATGCATTTTTTCCGATGTGTTTTGTATTGGTTTGGCTCCCACTTGTTCAATGGTCCATCCCTCATCTGTATTGAAACACTTTTCTATTCCATCGTTTCCGGTCCATAAGCGACCTTTTAGGTTAATGTTGATAGATACATCCATTCCGACCTTTGCGTTGTCCAGAAGCCCCGTTTTATCGTTTGTGAATTGAATCACTCGATGGTTCTTGTAATTGCCCTGCGTTGTTTCCAATACGATTTCACGTTTTTTGAATTTCTCGGATACGATTTGCTCCTTTCCGATGCTGTGAACCTTTCCGGTTACTTTGATTATTTCACTCATATTTCTGTTTTTAAATTGTTTTTTTTAAATGCTTAATGTAGTATTCCACACATGTCAGTGTATATTCTTTTTTTTGATCATATGGAAGTTTATCTATTGTTTTCCAATATTTTTCGGTTCTAATAAATATCCAATCTTCAATTGTAAAATTACAAGTCAGGTTAAATAATTTTTTATGAATTTTATACTTTTCATCTTCTTTAATCTGCTTGTCAAATATTTTGTTTATTTGATCTTTAGTCATATTTCTGTTTTTATTTGATTTGATAACAAAGCATAAGCGACACTAAAGCGATCGCCTATGCGACTGTTATGCTATTTCATATATTGAATCGTAATACTCCCGGCAAAGTACAATCCGTTGCCTCATTGCCTCAATCACTTCTTCATCCCTTTTGATGACGAACTTTTTCACTCGCTTTTCCAAAGGGATATGATCAAAGATATGTTGTTTCCGGATTCTATCGTCACACATTTCCTCGATTTCAAGTTCACTCATGTTGCGATATTTCGGTTGTGCTGAACAATACCAAATCTCTTTCCGGATTTCATCGTCAATAATGTGATCAGGTGTGTTCGTTAGGCAGTAAAGTAGTTCCGCTTCTTGTCGGTTCGATAGCCACATGTATGCTTGAAGCTGATAAAAGTATGCTTTGTTCGGGACCTCGGTTTCAAAAAATGGGAAATTAGATCCTTTGAACGGGCATTTGATATCGGCTAAAACGTAATCGGTTAGGATGTCACATTCCCCGGAAACGTAATCATTGAACAATCTTTGCTTTACGATCTCATTTATTCCAAACCAACCATACAACTGCGATGCCATTTCGATCCCGATTTCCTCGTTTTGCGTTCCCTTTTCCATCTCTTTTGATGTGATGTGCTTTTCTATTCCGTACTTGTTGAATAGTACGGCTTCCTGAATTGCCGTTTTTGTCGTTTCTGAAAGACTTTCTCCCTTCGTTCGAGGGTTAGTCATTAGCGCACCCATTTGCGATGCTCTTGCGATGAATTCGTGTTTCATGATGTTATGCGTTTAGTTCGTTTAGTACGTTGATCTGTTCGGGAGTTAAGGAATACTTGTCGAAAAAGTATTGAACCGTATATTTTCCGGCATTGATTGCGCCAACTGCTGAAATGAATTGCTTCTCATTTAAGGTCAATACTTCCGTTTTCTGTTCCTTTACAGCTTTACTTGCCTCATTCCCATCATCATCTACCGCCTGGAGGCTCAACATCGTTTGCAATGATCCCCTTCGG